AGTAATAGGTGCTGACGCGCTCCGCAACCTTGTCGATTTCAGCCTGGACCTGCATCAACGCACGCGCATCGGGCGTGTAAACCGTTTCCACCTTGCTCTGCGTCTGGTCGGGCGTGACATAGAACTTCTCGCCGGGACGCATGGAGTTGCCCTTGTTGCGCAATGTCTCGGGCAGGGACGATGGCGGGTCAGCCATCATGTCCAGGATCAGCAGCTTCTTGCTCTCCAGGTATTGCAGTTGCTTGATGTCGCCCAACGCATCCGAGGTCGGGCTGGGACCGTACACGTCATTGTCGGTCGCGCCCCAACGCGGGGCCAGGACGGGCATGAAGTAGTGCCCTTCGATGTCCAGGCAACCGAAGCTGTCCGTGGCGCTGCCGTCGATCCAGTAAATCTGGCGATACTTGCGCTCCAGCGGACCACGCGCCCCTTCCTTCGCATCGGGGTTCGGCTCCACCAGGGATTGCACGGTGAAGTAGTCGTCGGCGCGACCGCAGTTGCACGCTTCACGCACGGTCGGCGGCAAGCCATCGTCACCGCAGATCGGCCCGAACTCCTGCTTGATCTGGCGAGCGGTCCAGCGGAACGAATACCACGCCGTGTCGCAACGCTGGCGATGGTCGAGCGCGATGGCATAGGTGCCGATGCCGCGAGTGTAGAAGCGGACCACGTCCTCATCGTCTTCTTCAATCGCGAACAGGCCAACGCCGAACAGGTGGCGCGAGTGATACAGCGTCGGCAGCGCCGTGTAGAAGTTCGAACGTGCCAGGATGTCGCGAATCTTCTGCGTGGTGTCATCCAGCCAATACTTCACGTCATCCAGGTCTTGAAGGCGTGGATCGCTGACACCCAGGCGGAACCATGCGCGTGACTTCGACGTGTGGCCACCCATGAAGCCGGCGTCCATCGTGCGCAGCGCCTTGCCGGCGGACTCGTTGATGACCTTGCTGCGACTCGGCAGGCCGCGAGTCTCCGTGTTCGTCGTGCCCGTGGTCGGGCCGCGAGTCAGGTGACGGCCCGCGTAGGGGTCCACATACTCGGCGCACTGACGCCACACCGCTTCGTGTGGCTGGCGGTCCTTGAGTAGCGCGGCCTTGCGCCGCTGGCAGTAGAGGCGGAGTTCGGCGTCCATTAGCTGCCCGTCGCCGTCTTGGGCGCACCCGCAGGCGCACCGGAACCCACGCCGCCAATCAGGCCACCGGCCATGATGGTGTTCTGTCGGCTGTATGCCTTGCGCCGCTTGCGAAGCATGTCGTCCTTCTCCGTCAGCGCGACGTTGTCGATGATTTCAGGGGAGGCCGTTGGAGCCATGGCGATTGGCTTGACCTTCGGGGGACTGGACATGCACATGGTCAACGCTCCAAGGGGTTGTAGAACTCGTTCGCTCGCGATGGATTGCTGGGCGGTAGGTAAAGGGTTCCGTCCGCGTTCCTGGGCTTGACCTGCACGGGATACGCGAACGTGATGCACAAGGCGTCGGCACGGTTCGGGCTGGGTAGTCCGCGCCGCTTCATGTCCGCCTTTGCTTCGATCATCAACTTCCCATCCATGCGGGCATGGGTTTCTGGCGATTGCAGTTCATCGCGAAGCGTCGGGTCAGGTGGAATCGCGCCACCTTCTTGCAGCCACTTCTTCGTCAGCTTCCACATTTCGGCACGCTTGTTGACGCAGCCTGGATCGCTGCTCGCGCCACCGAACCACACCAGTTGCCAATCGCGCCCCAGGGTGCGACCGGCGGACACGATGCCCGTGCCATAACCACCGTCGATGAACACCGCGTCAGCCTGGAGTTCGTCTTCCAGGCGAGCGATGACGTTGGCCACCCACACATCGTTGTCGTTCTTCGGCAGCGTGCGCAGGACTTTGAACATCAAGCCCTGGCGCAACGCAATCACCAGTTCGTCGTCGCCTTCCCAGGCCGGATCGCAACTGATGATCTTCGGTGCGAAGTTGTACTGTTCTTCCCGCAGGTGTTTGCCGTAGGCACCCACCACTTCCGACTCGCTGATGTATTGCTTGGCGGACAGGTTCGGGAACAT